CAAGTACGCTATTGTAAATAAAAATAGCATTATCGGATTTACACTATGGCTCTTATCACCAGAAAAGAAGCAGCAGAGAAAATGGGTGTGACTATACAAGCGGTATATATGGCGATTAAGCAAGGCCGTCTTACTGCAATGGAGGATAATCAGGGAAATATTGTTATCAATGACGACACTATGGTTGCAGAGTGGAACAAAAAATCTGCTTTTAGACAGATGAAGTCAAATCCACAACCATCTACAGCAAAACGTAAACGATCTTCTGTTACTACAGACCTTATACCTGAGTATGAAGAAAGTAGAGCTAGAACAGAACATTTAAAAGCTGAATTGCTTGAATTAGAACGTAAACAAAAAGAAGATAGTCTTGTACCAATGAAGGAAGTACAACAAAAGTGGACAGAAGTTATAACAACAGCAAGAACAAAATTATTAGGAATATCATCTAAAGCAAAACAACGATTACCTGATTTAGATACAAATGCAGTCAGTTGTATAGATGACATTGTTAGAGAAGCATTGGAAGAATTATCTGCTGCATGAGCAATATCTTATCTTTAGAACAAATAGCATTTGATAGTTTTAAACCTCCTAAGAAGTTAAGTCTTAGCGATTGGGCAGACCAATACGCATATCTTTCCGCAGAAAGTTCAGCAGAGGGTGGTAGATGGAAAACTTTGCCATATCAAAAAGGGATGATGGATGCGATTACTAATCCTGATATAGAGCAGATAACAATAATGAAATCAGCTAGGGTTGGATATTCTAAAATTCTGAATCATGTCATTGCATATCATATACATCAAGACAGTTGTCCCATTATGGTTGTGCAACCCACTATTGAAGACGCTACTGGTTACTCAAAGGAAGAGATTGCACCTATGCTTCGAGATACACCATGTTTACATGGTCTTGTAAGTGATGCAAAAGCAAAAGATGGTCAGAATACACTTTTACAAAAGCAGTTTCCCGGTGGAACATTATCTTTGGTAGGTGCTAACTCACCAAGAGGATTTAGAAGGGTTAGCAGAAGAATAGTTTTGTTTGATGAGATAGATGGCTACCCTGCATCGGCTGGTACTGAAGGAGATCAAATAAAGCTAGGTATTAGAAGAACAGAATATTATTGGAATCGTAAAATCGTATCTGGCTCTACACCGACTGTAAAAGATTTTTCTCGTATAGAGAAAATGTTTTTACAAACAAATCAGCAGCGATTTTATGTGCCATGTCCGCATTGTGGTCATATGCAATATCTAAGATGGGCGCAGTTTAAGTGGGAGAATGACGATCCTGATACAGTTCACTATCAATGCGAATCCTGCACAAAAGCAATACCACATAACAAGAAGAGATGGATGGTAGAACGTGGTGAGTGGAGGGCAACAGCACCGGGAAAATCTAAACACGTTGGTTTTCATATATGGGCTGCATACTCTTATTCACCTAATGCAAGTTGGGCAAATCTTGTAGAAGAATTTTTGTTAAGTAAAGATGATCCAGAACAACTTAAGACATGGATCAACACGATATTAGGTGAGACATGGGAGGATGAGTATCAGGCGAAAGTTGGCGCAGATGCGTTGATGATTAGAGCATCAGAAGCAACTTATGAAAAATGTACACCGCCAGAAGAAGTATTATTTTTAACTGCTGGTATTGATACACAGGATGACAGATTAAGTTTGTCTGTTTTTGGTTTTGGTAGGAATGAAGAAATGTTTTTAGTAGATCGACAAGTTTTATATGGCTCACCAGCTAGAGCAGATGTATGGAAACAGTTAGATGAAGTTTTGCTTGGTAAATTTAAAAATGTAAATGATATAGAACTAAAAATTGAAAGTGCTGCGATTGATACTGGTGGTCATTACACGCATGAGGTTTATCAGTATGTAAGAGAAAGATCACATATTGGTTTGATTGGTATTAAAGGTGTTGGTCAGAAAGGAAAACCACCATTAGGTAAACCTACAAAAGTAGATATTAATTTTACAGGTAAAGCATTAAAGAAAGGAGTACAATTATTTCCTGTAGGTGTAGATGTAATCAAAACAACTCTTAGTAATAAGTTGAAAGATGCAGAAGTTGGCAAAGGTTATATACATTTCTATCCAACAATTACTCCAGATTATTTTCAAGAGCTTACAGCAGAAAAACAAGTTTTAAAATATAAAAATGGCTATCAGGAACGTGTTTGGGTCAAAAAAAGCAATGCTAGAAACGAAGCATTAGATGAAATGGTTTATGCGTGGGCTGCATACCAGCGATTATTGCAAAAATATGATCGAAGAACTATATTTGACCAGTTTGAAAGAAAAATTAATCCTAAAAAGCCTCTAAAGGAGACTAAGGTAGACTTAAAACGTACTAATTCGCCTAAAAAGACGAATTTTGTCGCTAATTGGTAAACAAAAATGACATTTCCATCCCCTATAAGAGCAGGAGATTTTATTCAATGGAACATTCCAGCGAGTCAAGACTTCTACGGAAACAGTATAAGCAGTCCAGATTGGTCGGTTGTATATTATTTAAGAACAAATTTAGGGCCATTAGGAGCAACAATTAATAGTGCTGCTTATAACGATGGTTTTAAATTTGAGATTGCTAGTAATGTTACAGAAGCTTTTTCAGCAGGGGATTGGTATTACCAAGCCGTTGCAAATAAATCAGGAGCGCAAAAACAAACTCTTTATACAGGAAGTTTTAAAGTATTAGAAGCATTATCTTATTCTGGAACACCACAAGGATTTGATGGTAGATCACAAGTAGAAAAAGACTTAGAAGTAATACAAACAGCAATAAGAAATATTATTAGTGGGGGTGCAGTTCAAGAATATAAAATAGGAACAAGAACAGCAAAAAAATATGAGTTGTCTGAATTGATTATGTTAGAAGCTAGATACAAAGCAGAGCTTGTTAGAGAAAAGCAAGCAGAAATGATTGATAATGGTCTTGGTAATCCAAGAACTACATTTGTTCGTTTTAACGAGGCATACTAATGGGAATACGATCTAACATCGCAAACACAGTAAAAAGAGTTCTTGGGTTTGGTAGAAAAGCTACACCTCTTGGTAGTTTAAAAAGAGCATATCAAGGCGCATTAGTATCTAGGCTTACTTCCGATTGGATGAGTAGCCAGCTAAGTGCCGATGCCGAAATACGGAATAGTTTGCGTAAGCTAAGAGATAGATCAAGAGAATTAGTAAGGAACAATCCTTATGCTAGACAAGCAAAGCGCACAACACAAATAAATATTGTTGGCACAGGTATGAAGTTTCAGTCTCTTGTCTTGCAGCAGAGAGGAGGTAAAAGAGATCAGAGAGTTAATAATCTTATAGAAGAAAAATGGTCAGAATGGACAAGTGCTGATAGTTGTGACTGCGCTGGAAAGTACAGTTTCCACGAATTTGAGTGGTTAGCTGCTGGTGCATTATGTGAATCAGGAGAAGCAATATTTAGAGTCGTCAAACAACAGTTTGGAGATTCAAAAGTACCTCTAGCATTACAACTGATTGAAAGTGATTTGTTAGATGAAGAATACGATGGCAAGACACTCACTAAAGGTAATGAATGGCGCAATGGTGTTGAGGTTGACGAATGGGGTAGGCCACAGAGGTATGCCATCTTAAAGAAACATCCCGGAGATGCTTATTACTTGGATTATGCAAACAAACAGTCATTGCATATCTTTATCAACGCTTCTGAGATTATTCATTTGTTTATGCCAGAACGACCCGGCCAAAACAGAGGTGTGCCTTGGTTTCATAGTGTGATGAATGATATGCACCAATTACAAGGATATGAAGAAGCTGCTGTTATACGAGCTAGGGCTGGTGCAAGCATTATGGGATTTATACAAAACGATCAGGGCGAGTTAATTGGTGATGATGTACAAAATGCACAAAGAATACAAAACTTTGAGCCGGGTACATTTAGGTATCTAATGCCTAATGAATCTGTAAATGTTCCTGATATTGACTATCCATCACAGCAATATGAGATG